ATAATTACTGAATTCTTTAATCGTTTCCGTGCAGTTTGAACAGATCTTATACGTTCCATTAGTGAGTAGTTGACCGACAAAACGTATTCCAGGAACAACATCATTAACAGCGTCCATTACGTTATTAACTCCATTACGTCTTAATTCTTGTTTAAAGGAGGCAGCAGAGGGATCTATATATATACGCTTTACATTATATCCACTGATAAACTTTATTAAATCGTTCGAGTAATCATAATCTGACTTCTGTCTCATCTCTTTTTTAGAATCATAGTAATATTCTTTCTCTAACCACATATTAGGGTATTGATTAGGGTTATAACCTATCAATGTAAACACGCAAGGGTTGGTAGTACCGTAATCCACACCCACAATATAATAGTTAGCCTCAGATGTTGGCATTTGCATAACGTGCATATCTTCGTCAAAGAAATCATAGACCGCACCATCTGCAAGCACCCACTGGCCTAGAATGTAACGCTTGTACCATAACCCTTGATACTCAGCTGATAGATCCCTGATATATTTTGCGGATAAAACAGGGTTATCATGTATAGTATATGAGAAAACTTTTAGATCTAATTCATGTTCCCTGTCTATGAAATCGCGCTTAAGCCAATGAAAAGGACTATCTGGGTTTGTAGCACAAAATAGCTTAGAATCGGGGATAGATAACCTAGAAAGTAACATCTTAAAGAAGTTTTCGGGGAGTAGAGAGGCTTCGTCTAGCAATGCTCCTGCAAATTCAGATCCCCTGATCTTCGCTTCCGCTCTGTCGTCATTGGCTCCGACAACATACATTGTGCGATTATAAAGTGAAACCTCTCCTTTGCCAACAGAATACTGTACTGCATTCCCTACTATAGCCTGCAAGGGAATAATAATATTACGCTTAATAGTTTTGTCTGTTCTACCACATATTATTAACGGTCCCTTAGGGCCTGTTCTACAGAAATCTAGCCATCTAAGCAATAATATGAAGGATTTTCCAGAACGAACAGAGCCTTCAAGAATATTTATTCTAGCTGTTGACTCCCTATAAGATGCTATTTGCTTGTTGCTAAGTTTTTCAAGTGCCATATTATTTCAACTTTTCTGCTAAATAAATTACTAATAATTTAAGTTTATTTGCCATTGATGATATCAATCATCTAAATGTTAAATTATCGTTAAAAGCAGCGTACATATTTAATGCAATCGCTAGATTCCATAGCCATTTAAGGATTCTTTTCATATTTTCCTTTCTAATAACTCAACTACTAATGTAGTAAGTTCAGCAAGTAACTGTTGCTGTTTGTAGGCATGTTTAATTGGATTTAATGGACCATTTGCCTCTTTGATTAGTTTTTTTAACTTCTCTAACGCTTCTTTTCGTAGCTTTCTTTTTGTAAACATCTAAAACCTGCTATTTTTGAATTAATTTCGTTCTTTTTTTTAATTAATTTAATAGAAAGAGCCTTTCCAAGCTTTTTAGCTGTTTTATACGACAAAGACTTAATACCTCTCTCAACTCTTGATATATGACTATTAGAAACACCTGCAATTGATGCTAATTCTAGTTGTGAATAACCTCTTTTTTTTCTGAATTTTTTAATATATTTTCCTATCTCTTTCCATTTATCTTTATCAATAGAGTTAGTATATAATTGTGATTTAGGCTTCACATACCTGCTGATAGTGATTAAATTGAATATGTTCATGCTTTTTTCTCCACGTTGAGCTCTTCTACATAATGACGCTTCAAATCTAGGTAGTCATCCCACCATTCCTCTTTATCAGTAGCATATAAAAACTGATTTCTTTGGATATTGTGATATAGAGTAAAGAATGTGTCTTCAATACTCACCATCTTGTCCATATACCCTTTCATTTGCTTAGTAACGACGTCTCTTATTTTTCCGAACTGATACATCCTTGCATCATGCTTTCTAACCATTCTATCAAGTTTAGTTTCCATGTTTTTCAGCTTGGAATATGACTTCTTAAACTCGTCTCGTACTATTCTTTCTATCTTTGCAGATGTTAGTCTTGTAGCTTTTATTTTTGCTTTTTTCTTTGGTTCATCATCCATCTTCATTCTCCTTAATTAATTTGCTGCCACAGGGATTCGAACTCCCGACCTTCTGGTTACAAATCAGGTGCTCTACCAATTGAGCTATATCAGCTTATTCTTCATTTTTTTTTAGATAGGCACAGTCAATCTTTCCAAACTCTTGTTTCTCTTGGTCTGTAGCATGTCGCCATTCATCAAACCATCCTCCTAGTCCCTCACCGTATCTAACGTACACATAGGCATGTGTATAGTCCATCTTGCAATCAACTAGCTTAACGATGATCTGATCTTTCTCTTCTGGAAAATTGTCTTCGCATTTAATCCAACTCATCTAAAACTCTCTCTCTCTCCAACCGTTATCATACACGTCTAAATTATTATGTTTATCGTTAACAATTACTGTTAATATCCAATCAAGCGCGTCTATTAATGAGTTCTTGTCATCTATGTATTCTAATATGATTGGTGCTAGCTGTGCTTGTATCTCTTCTGAAACGCAAATCTCTCTAACGGTAAGTTTTGGAAGCTCTTTAGCATCTTTAGCTTTGTTCATCTTTTACTTCCTTCTTGTTGTTCTTAGCTAACTCAACGAGCGCGTCAAAATCTTCTGAGCTTTTAATCATGTGCATTACATCTAATAAACTCGCTAGAGAGCCGTTAAACTCTTGTTTATCTGTTGGGTGATCTGTTTGTGCTAGTCGTTGCTTACCAAGCCATATAAGCATCGTTGTATTGCCTCCCATTGCCACTTGATACTGCTTTCCTAGTAGAAAAGAATTACCCTTTTGCTTTTGTTCCGTCAAAAAAACGGAAAAATCTACGCCTTGATCTATTTTACAACGGTTATATAAAGTATCTTCACAAACACCGATATAAGCTGCGGTCTGTACTCCATTTGAGCCAGTCATTAAACATCTACTAACTACATCCCAGTCAATAGGAATTACTTTTCTTCCACCGTTCTGACGTTGCACTTTCTTTACTTTAACTATTGGTTTCTTAGCCATTATTTAGCCCTCACTTTCATCATTGCAGCGGGGAATAAATCAATAACTGGTTGAAGCTCTCGTTCTACATGACGCAGATCATCTTCATTATCGAACTTAATATTTATTGAAAATTTTTTAGGTTTTTCTTGGGCTACTATATCAGAAAGTAGCTCTTCTTCTGTGAAGCCAGACTCTAGTAAGATATCCATGTCCCAACGGTTAGCGAGCATATCAAGATCGAAATCCCCGCTAATCTTATTTAGACCAATGGTTAACTCTTGTTCTTCTCTGTTGGAAAGTGTTCGGGAAGGTATCGCAACAGAAACTTTATTATAGCCGAGTGATCGGAACATCTTAACTCTTTGATGTCCGCCAACGATTTTTCCGCTTGGTTGGATAACGATAGGCTGACAGAGTCCGAACTTTCCGAGCGATTTCTTAAGTTCTTCAGCTCTTTTCTTAGAGAGTCGACGGGGATTGTCCCTATTTTCGGTGAGCTCATCTATGCTCCTCTTTTCATATTTCCATGTGATATTATCACTCATAGCTAGTCCTGTGGTATCGGCTCGCTAAAAGGATTATCAGAATTAATTAATTGTTATTTTGATTCTTTTATTTCTTTTGCTTCGTCTTTTGTTGTTGTTGGTTTAGTTGCTTCTTGTGCTGCTTTTACTCTATCAGCATCAGCTTGTTTCATCTCATCTGTATATTCAGCGAACGTATAGTAAAGAACGTTGAATAAAGGCACTGCATAGCCTGATTTCTTATCTTCGTTGAAGTGTGGCTTATTGCTAGCCATATCAGCTAAGAAAGTTTTAAATTCACTATCTTTTAGTACTATTGATAAATCTTTTCCCGTTGAAAAATATATGCTTACTTTATAATCCATTGTTATCTCCTTTTTTTGTTTAAAATGGGCATTCTTCGCCCTCTTGTGTCTCTGGCATAGCTGCCATAGCTGCTGCGTGAACGTCTATAGCCTTCTTTACCATCTCGCAAAACTTATCTTTGTGATCTCTATCTGAGAATTTTATATACTGATAGTATTTCTTTTCAACACCATCATCAACAATTCTTGCTGGCAAATTAACCCAGCGTTTACCGTCTTTTTGATGAAGCGAAATCCCGCTTATCTCTACTCCCCATTTTGGGACTTCAATTGTTGCGACACCTAGGCAAGTGGATTTATTTACAGGTGAGTATCTAACACATTTAAACATCTTTTTTTTCCTTCTTTTTATCTTTCTCAACCCATAGTTCGCCCATAGATCCATAAGTATCTATATATTCATAATCATTGTCTCTGACCCATTTTTTTGACTCGTATAATTTTCCGTCTACTTTTATGTGATAATCATCTATAACAAGAACATGTTTTCGACCTGCAATAGCTCTTATCAGATTAAATTTTAGGTTTACGTCTTTTGTAAGAATTGATATATCTTTTCTAATCTTTGCAAGATTGTTATCTAAATACTTTTGCTCAGTAATATCTACACAATCACCTATATCCCAATCATAATAGCTTCTCTTAATTTTTCGCTTAAACCAACTCATAAAGAATCCTTAATATTGTTAAATCTTCCTTTCCCATCTTTCCTTCCCTTTCCTTGTCCTCTTGCGTTTCCTTCGCCATAGCCTGGACCGTCACCATTACAAGAATCTTTGTTCTTATTAGCTCGTTGTCTTTCGCCTTGCTTATTTTTTTTACTTCTTGGTAACATCTTTCTTATCCCTCTTTAAGCTTATCTCTTCTGGTTTATACTTATCTTCATCTTGTGGACCTGCAAAGCCTCCTTGACAGCCTAGGCAGATACCTGTAGCGTTTAGCTGAACAACGGCGTGGCAGCAAGTACAAATCATCCATTTATCGTTATTCATTATTCTTCACCTATTATAGGTGATGGTAGTGCCATCCAATGCGTAACATCTAAACAAATTGTTGAATGCAATTCTGGGTTGTATAAAACAAATACAGCATAGTAATTATGATAAATAGCTATATGTTCTCCTGCATATTTTGAGTTAGTCGTATAGCATACTTCATCCGATGAAGGTAATTTATCTTTTACTGATATCCATTTATCATTATTCATTATCAAAAACCCCTGATTCAGCTACTATTTCTCCAATTCTTTCTGCTAGTTCAATTTCTGCTGCTGTAGCGTCTTCTTTATACTTCCATGTGTGTCTGCATCTCTCATGAATATCAAGTAAAGCAATATAGAAATTTGTAGCATTTTGAAAGATCAAAAGATCAGCTTCATTTTCTGGAACATAAAACTTGTAAGTTACTTCTAATTGCCTATCTAAATTATTAGATATTTCCATTTATTTTCTCCTTGAGTGCGCTTACTGAAAAGTAAACATGTGTTCCTTCTTCATCTTCTTCTTGAAAAACTCTTACTATTTGTCTATGATTTAAGCCGAGTCTATTAGCTTTTTTAATAAGATAATCTAAATTTTCTATTGTTAAATTATCTTTATAAGTAATAGCATGTTCGTTAACCATTTCATCTCCAATTTCAAATAAATTTATTTCAACAGATGGTTTATCAGAATACGTTTTTTGTGCAAAGACCGAAGATATTTGGGCATCGTCTCGATAAGCAATTGTATTTAAAATATCAAAATACCACTTGATTACATTATCAAGATCACTTTTGCTAGTGTGATATTTACCGAAAGCTTCTTTTTTGTGCTTTTTAGACCATGATTTAGGTATAGAGTACCTTATGTCTACTTGAGCCGCGATAGCCCCTTCTAGGGCATTTAAATAGCCTTGCTTGCGAAACTGGTTAGCGAACTCCCACTTCATTTTGTTCTTTTCTTTATTTTGGGGATCGTAAACTATGCCGTTGGCGAATCTTGGACGTTGTTTTGGTATCGGAGTACCTTCGTGAATAAATCTCATTAACTTGTTCCTTAGTAGCATACTTTCACTCATAAAACATATTAATAATTATTTCAATAGTTTTTTTTAATTATTTTTTGTTTCTTTTCTTCAAACACTAAATCAAATGCTTTAGCAACTTGAGAGTTTATTAGATATACCATGTGGTAAAATGAATTTTTAAGATGATTTATATGATCTTCACATTCCTCGAAGTCTGCGGATTCCCTCACATTCCGAGCTACACTCACTAAGTTTAACATAATAAATTCGTTCATGACCGCAATCCTATAAGCCATGATCTTAGAAGGATCTTTTGCGTCAATGCCAATAGTTCCCTTTTCTTCTTCTAGCGTTTTTAGTAACTTTGCTGCTACATCAAAATAATTTTCTATTTTCATAATTAACTCCTTTAATATAAGTTTATTTTCCTTTGAATATTGTTAATTTGATCCTTAAAGTTTTTAGTATTATATCCAATTATAAATGGTTGAGCTTGTGAGGATGTATGAATAAATTCTATTTGACTAGCGTTTATTTCAATTCTAGTATTTTTATTTAAAGCTTTCTGTTTAAATCTTTCATAGAATATTTGAGCTATCTTCCTATTATTTTCTATTGATGCTTGTTTGGAGTCTACGGATTGTATTTCTAAATCAATAAAATGTTTTTTAAAGAAAAGTGGTGTTCCCATCTTATCTTTCCACCAATCGTTTTTAAACGTTTCATTAATCACTTTAGCTATTCCTTCTTTGCTATTAGTTTTTAGCAAATCATCAAAAGCTTTGATCTGAGCCTTTGTCTTGGATACATCTATTTCTTTTAGATCCTTTTCTTTTCTAATTCTATTTACTTCCTTTTCAAATAAATCAAATAAAAACATAGCATCGTCAGATGCGGAAGCAGCTTTTTTTGGTATATCTTTAGATATACTTTTAGTATTAGTATTAGTATTAGGTATAGGTGTGGCGATTCCGTCCCTTCCATATGGCGATTCCGCCATATGCATTTGGCAGCTTACATTTCTGGCTTTTTGGGGATGGATTTCACGCTTGGAATTGATAGTATACCATACAGTTCGATCGAAAGACGTCTTGTTGAAATTACCTTTTAAAATTATCTTTTTATCAAGCATTTTTTTTAAAATTCTTTTTACTTGATCTTTAGACCAATAAGAGAAATGAGTGGATATATCTTCTAAAGTATTATAAAACCAATAGAGTCCTTCATGAAAATTACTCTTACGAGTTTTATTATAATTAACCCAGTAAGTCATATGCTTATACATTAAAGCTATGTCAATTCCAAATTCTTTAGCTATATCGGTGTCAAAGGAATGAGTGTCTGATCTTAAATCTAGTTTTTTTTTAGCTTTTTCTTGACCTAATGTTTCTTGTTCGTTAATATTATAGACCATGATTAATTATCCTTATGGTTAAGTTTAGTTTTTTCATGTTATTATATCCTTTATTGGTTGTTGCTTCCTTTTAATGGTTGTGATTCCTTTATTGGTTATTGGGTTCCTTAGTAGCATATTGCAATCCAAGGTATTAGTCTTACGTCTAGTGAGCGTTTGATCTCTACACTCGTGTGTAGTTTGTAGAAGGGAAGGTGTGGTACTTTCCCTTCTTTTTTTTATCTGTTTTTCCAATTTAGACATTTTGATACTAACTAACATTCCACACCTTTACAAGCTTTTAAAATATTTTCTATTTAAAGTATAATACTTCTTCTTCTTTTTTTTGAATTTTATCTTGTACGATTGAAACTTTTCCGTTGGTTAAATATTTAACCGCTAAAGTTATAGTTATGGGTGTTTTATATACTCCGATAATATATCTATATAGTGTAGTTCTATGGACACCTAGCTTTTTAGCAAAGAAATTAATCTTTATCCCATTTAGCCTTAAATACTTACTTAATCTCATCTGTTTCCTACTTCTTTTGTGTTGCTTAAAATTATAAAAATCTAGTATATTAATCATATTATTTAAAGACAAGATAAGTTAAATAAAAACTATATGGCTGGAAAGCCAAGGTGATGATGATGAAAGCTAAAAGATATCTATTACAACACATTAGACATACTAGGAGAAATCAAACAGAAGGATTTCAAGCAGGATTCGGATGTCATAATTTAGATGAACTAACGTTTTATACTGATATTGGGATTGTCGCTGCTGAGTCGGAAGAAGAAGCTATAATTGTTAGTAGAAAAATATTTAAAACTAATGGGTGGAGATGTCGTTTTTGTGGGAGAAATCCAACATCTATTATAAAAGAATATGAACCTGTAGAAAACAATCCAGATACAGATTTACAAAAAGACAATATTGACGAACCAGAACCAGAAGGTGTTTAAAAATTATAGTTAATAGAGGCGATTACA